CATAAAATGGAAGTATTGCTATTCATTTCTGACGTTGGTTTTCCAATCGCTGTTGGCGTTGGCGGCATTTATTTCGTGTTTATTACGTTGCGCTTTCTGCTTGACAGCGTGACGCAAAAAATAACGTGGCTAATGAGTATGATTCGGCGATTGAACCAGCGTGTCACAAGTTTAATAGGAATCTTGTCAAAGATAGATCAGGTCATTGACGACGTGACAAATATCTCAACAGAGCAAAAATAAAATGGATCAGATTGACGCTGCCGCAAAATACATAAATCAATATGGCTTCCCGATTATCTCAGCCGTTGGCATGGGCTATATTGTTCACCACGTTTGGGTTTGGGTGACGGTTGTCATTAAGCCTGTGCTTGAAGAGGCTCACAGTGTTTTGATCGAGCTAATTGATCAGATTCGCCTGCTTGAGGAAGGCGTTATTTGTATGAATCAAAAGATCAATACAACAAAATTCTTTTTAGAAAAAAAATGAATTCGGTGTGCCTATTTTTCGCCATGCCAATATAGCGTGTGACTTGGTGTGACTTGTATATACTGTAAAGCGGCGGCTTTGTTTTTCTTAACGTGTTGATTTTTAATTGTTTTACATACAGTCTTTATGATTTGTAATCAGCCGGTCAGGAGTTCGAATCCCCTCACTAGCTCCAAATATATCAAGCCCTGCAAGCCTTTTGGTCTGTGGGGCTTTTTTGTTGGTGTGCCATAATTCCGCCGCGCTCAGTCAGATTCGCCGCGTATCCCGCGAGGTGCTGGTGTGATAAATGTGCGTATCGTTTCACCATTTCACCGTCTGACCAACCACCCATTTCCTGCAACGCATGAAGCGGCGTGCCATTTTGAACGTGCCAGCTTGCCCAGGTGTGCCGCAAATCATGCCAGCGAAATTCAGAGATGTTGGCGCGTATCAATGCCTTTCTCCACGCCGCAGTGTTTGCAACCTCAACACCGTTGCCTTTGTAAGTAAACACTCGTGATTCGTGTTTTCCTATTTGTCGCCGTAAAATAGCAAGCGCGTCATCATTTAAAGGTACAGCAATCGCCCGTTTCCCTTTTGCTTGATCAGCATGAATCCACGCTTGCCGCTGCTGCAAACTAACCTGCGACCAATCCAACTGCGTGACGTTGCGTTCGCGTAGTCCTGTCGCCAATGTAAAGGCCATCATGTCGGCTAAATGCACTGGCAATTCAGCCGATAAGCGTTCCGCCTCAGTATGCGTCAACCAGCGAACACGCCCCGCTGATTCGTGCAGCAGCCGGACGTGCGGGGCTTTGTCTAACCACTCCCATTCTTTGACTGCGCGATTTAAAATTCCACGCACCACCGCCAAAACGCGGTTGACGGTTGCATTGCTAACACCACTATCAAGTTTCTTTTGCTTGACCGCTTCAATTACATTTTTTGTAATGTCAGTTAATTTCATTCCGCGCAGATGCTCGTGCAACCATCTCAAATGTACCTTGTCATCCTTCAGGCTTTTTTTGTGTGATTGCTCAGTAAGCCAGCGAACAACCGCATCTTCCCAGAAGTAATCAGGTGCTTCGTTTAAATTCGCTTGCCGCCATGATTGCGCTTTTATTTTGTCGTGCAGTTCTTGCGCTTGTTGCTTGTCTGGCGTGCCAGCAGAACATCGTACTCGCTTGCCGTTTGGCGCGATGAAATCAATGTACCAGCAATCGCTCCTGTCATCTTTCCGTTTGTAAATTGCCATTTTTTGCTCCCGCTAGTGTTATCAACTACTAAACGTAAGCCGCCATTCGTAGCATAATTGTTTGTAATGTGACTGACAAGATGCTCTTGTATAAACACCCATCGACGACCAATCTTTGCGCCTGATACCGTGCCGTCTTTTGCCATTTGTCGCATTGTTTCGGGGTGTACCTTTAAAAAATCTGCTGCTTCTTTTAAATCAAGGCTGACCATTTTATTTACTCCATAAAAAAAGCCTCACGCTTTAAAAAAACGTGAGGCATAAAAAAACCGCTTTCGCGGCATGATCTATAAGTGTGAAGATTGTGTTAATCGGTTGTGAAAGTCTGATACCTTCTTTCGCGGCGGGTTATAGGTTATGTCATCGCTGACCGTTATTTTTTTCACGGGATTTCGCTCGAAATACACAAGCAAGCTGACGTAATGCGCGATGTATTCCGGCGTTAAATGTCTGTTGTCATCCATCAGCTAAACTTCTCAAACCTAGGTCGATACTGGGTTTTAATGTTTATACACTGCACTAATTTACCGTCTGTGTTATACATTTCCATTTTGAGCATGACATAATCAGCATTTCCGCTTACCCCTTCCCAATTAACATCAAATTGTTCAGGTTGTGCAAATGTTTGGGTTTTAAGCCAGCCCGTAAATTTCTCGGCATAATAACTGTTTTCTTCCCAGTCAATATAATCACACCAGGCAATTACCTGCTCATCACTAAGTCCTACAACAACCTGCTCAGGTGCAAATACTTTTTGTGCCATTTTATTCTCCAAAAATATTAGGTGCGACATCTGCAAGCCGCGATTTAATTTCTTGCGCTAATGCTCTAATTTCCCATTGCGCCTCTTTTGTATTTCGTAAGTTAATAAAATCTAACCACGCTTGAAAATTACCCGTCACGACTAATTCAGTCGTCGTGCTTGCTGGTAATACCATTCGCGCATCTTCTTTCTTTACACCCGCCGCTACAAGCTCGTTATACGCATAAACAGCATACTCAATCGCGTTGCTATACTCACGATTATCTGCGAGTGATTCAGGCGTGATAAATTGCGCGTCTGATTCATTGCAATACCGTTGTGATCGTTGCAAAAAATCTAAATGCTTACTACGAACAAGCTGGTGACTACAAACGCGACTGATACCGCTAATGTGGATTGTTGCATGAGCAAACCTAAGCGTTGAAAGATGTCCTTTATCGACACAATGCGCGGCTCTTTTGATGCACGTTGCATCGTCACTTCCCTCTTTGCCGTAACAAATTCCAGCCATTTGCCCGATAAAAATCTCAGGGTTCGGCGTGTGTTGCAATAGTTCAACTTTCATTTTTTAGAGATCTCCCTCATTTTTGATTTCAGTCTTACCAACATCAAAATCACGGGTTTTAATTCCAGTGGCTCATCTGCAAAATGGCTGTGGTTTAAAATCGCGTGTTCTGCGCGTGTCACCACGAAAAGATTATTGATTGTAATGTTTGCCTTGTTGTTATCGAGGAATCGCACTATTGAGCCGCAAGGGATCTCTCCGTTATAATGCTCCCATAAAATATGATGTTTTAAACGCCAAAATTTCGACTTGTACCGCTCCGCCACTCGCTCATAGGTATACCCCTCAACATCTATTCTTTGTGCAGATACGTGGCGAATATTCCAATTCACATTGCCTTTTTTAAAGCGTGTTTCTGAACTCCCATTAACGCCTTTTAATCCCTTGTTCCAGGGTATCAATCCAGGCTTAAAATACCCCGCGTTCATGTTAAGATTTTGGGCAGTTCTTTGCGCTCGGGTATGTCGTTAATTCTTGTTTGTGCGTCCAAAACCAGCCGCGCATTGCTAATAATTTCCTTTGCCAATGACGTAATATCCTTTGTGCGTCCGCTTTCAAAAATTAGCTTTGCGTCCGTTATGCCTTCCTCGCTAATGCGTTCGAGCTGTGCAAAAAGATGATTGTTTAAATCGGTCAGTGTATTTTTCATTTTGTATATTTACCTGTTGTTATTTAGACAGTGCCATTGATTAGTTTCTCAAGATAGCTTTTAGCTTTCAGTAAATCCTCTTTCCCGTTTTTATCTTTGTAGCGCAAAACGTATTTGATGACGTTGCCGACAAAAAAACCGTTTACCGCTTCGTCAGATAAAAACTCATTTAGCACGTCAAACACTTCAATCGTTTTGCCTTTGTAATGCGCTGGCTCAACCGCTTTTTTAACGCGCTCTGATAACTTTGGCGTCCATTGCAATAAAGGCAGTTTGTCATTGACAGCTAGATGCGCCCTTCCTTCTTCAGTGATGTCGTAAAGCGCACCTTCAGGCAACATTCCAATTTTTTCAACCAGTTTTTTGACTACTAAGGCACGCATTACGTCATTTGTGGCAGGCAACGGCAAGTCTATTTTTAACGCAATCTCACTGTTTGTCATGCCAAGTTTTGATGCTGATAAGCTCGTTAAAATCACGCTGTTAATATCAACCATTTTTTTGTAAAACTGTCATGGCATCAATCTCGTTGTAATAATACGCATCGTTACGAATTTCAAAGCCGTTTAGCGTTTTATCTAACGTTCGCATTTTTTTAACGCGCTTTATTTTTGATGCGGTCAATACTTTTGTGACGCGCTGCGGAGTTACACCAATTTTTAGAGCTAGTTGTCTTGCTGTGATTAACATTTCGTTCCTTTTTTTATTTGAATAGGTAAGTGTCGAGGTTTGAAGCTCGACACTCGTCAATTAACTTAAATCAGTCGGTTTTTAAAACGGGATGTCGTCATCATAAGATGGCTGCGTTTGCTGATTATGCTGTGCAACAGCTTGTTGGTGCTGCTGGAACGGTGTTTGATAAGTTTGAGCGGGGGCTGGTTGTGATTTCGAATACTGCTGCGCTGGCGAATCGGATTTTTTGCCAATCAAATCAACAGCTGTGACATTCAAAGCCAAAGCTGTTTTTGTGCCGCTTCCATCTTTTGCTTGATATTCACGAGTAGTTAATTCGCCAGTCACAAAAACAGATTGCCCTTTCAAAAGATATTGCGCGATTGATTCAGCACGCTTGCCCCACAACGTACAATCAAGCCACAGTGTGGTTTTCTTATCGCCGAAGCCAACCGAATTTGCAACTGCAAAACTAACCAGTGATTGATTGTTGACGCTTTTCAATTCGCCGTCTCTTCCTAAACTTCCTGTAAAACTAAAAACATTACTCATTCTGCGTTCCTTTTTGATAAAAAAAGCCCCGCTTTATTGCTAAGGCGGGGCGGTGGGTTAATCACTCGGTTTGAGTAAGTAATTTTTGACGGGCTTTTTCCCGTGAAATTTTCACGCGGCTGGTACACAACCTGCGCCAGTCGTCGATCCCGTGCAGCTCAATCATTCTTGCGCGAGTTTGTTGATATGCGTTTCTGTTTCGTGTCTTAATTTCATCAGCGGTCATCATGGAGGTAACTTTTGCGCGATAACGACGTTTATATTCCGTGCATTTTTCACGATGGTTTTTTTGCCAATTGTTTAATCGTTGATTGAGCAACTTGCTACCCAACTTTAGTCTGCGCCTCCGTTGCATTTCCTTCACCCGCTCCGGATTTCTGCGGTTGTTTTCTGTTGACCTGCGTATTTTTTCTTCTCGATTTGCTTGGTACCACGCCCTGCCATTAATCTTTTTTTGCTCGCGTGCGTTGGGTTTTACGGTTAGTCCAATTTGTGATTCTTGCGTTCGCAGTCGCCGCTGGTGTGCAACGACGCTGAAGTCGTTATGCACAATCCCGTGATTTATTTCAGTATTTTGATTTCGCGACGCAATCATTCGCAACTCCCTTTTTCCCGTGCGTTTTTAGTGCGTTCAGCACGCGCCTCAAGGTTTGTCAGAAATTGTTCAAGTTCTTGCTGGCACCATTCGCCTTCAATTTTTGCTGGCGGGATTGCGCCACTGTAAATCAACATTTTCAGTTGCATTTTAGTGATTCCGAGCCTATTTTTAATGTCTTCAAATGTCATGCACGTCACCGCTAAAAAGCTCAATAAGTATTGCGATCACCAGCCCAATTGCCGCCGACTTGCAAAGCAAAAAAAGCGCGTCACCAACAGCCTCAATCATAATTCAGTCGTTAGCCACGCCCCGCGTGCTGCTCGCAATTCACGAAAAATCAAGTCCTTGCATATATAGCCGCTGCCCGATTCGCGCATGGATAAAAACAGCTTGCGCTTTAACAAATACTCCTTTGTTTCAAATCCCTTCACGTCTTCCACAATATCGCCCTCGTCACAAAAATAACGAAAGTCGGCAACATAATTTATTGCGCGGTATTTGACACCGCGTGTTTCAAACTTATCATTCAAAACAAATCGCGGTTGAAGCTCTAACGCTCTAATTTTTCCCGCGATCTCAAGTGTTAAAAGCTCACCGTAGCGTTTCGCCTCCATCTTGCTGTCGAAAGAAACGCCGTTGACCACGCACCGTGTATTTCCATATTTCACTGTCTTCCATGGCACGACGGTTGATTGTATTTTTTTTGTCATTTTGACTCTCTCATGCAGTCAACTTTAAAATGCTTGTCGATTGATTTTTTGATGATTAAGCAGTCCGCCATCTTTACGCGCTCAATGCTCGTGACGTAGTTTATTTTGGGTTGACCAAACGCTGAAAACGTCGTCACCACTGATATTATTATTGCTAAAGCCATTTTTAAAATTCCCGTAAAAAAACCGCGTTCAAATCGAGCGCGGTTTGGGGTGATTGATTACTTCACAATTCGTAAGCGTAATTGCTCGTTACGACCGCCCGTCACAAGATGGATTGCGTTGATACCAAAAATGCGCTGGATTTCCTCGTTCACAAAACGGTCAGCATCGTGTTTCGATGCACCCGACAGCTTCGCAAATCCACGCGCCGACTTCATGGCAAATAACACTTCGGGCGAAAGATAACCAGCGGTTGGTAAGGGTGCAGACTTCGCCGTCTTTTCGCACGCAATGAAATAACGACGGGCTTGCTTGCCTTGTTCATTGTTTTCGACCATTGAGAGTTCTTTTGCCATGTCGAGTGAGATAAAATAGTCGATTGACTGAAAGCCGCTAGATTCGCCGTCGCCGAAATTGGCGACGGCGTAATCCGTGCCTTCGACAAAATCGTATTTTTCGACTCGCTGTTTGATCCAGTTTGAAAAATCACGACCAACCGCCAGCTTCGCCCAAAGTTCCCGCGCATTCACCGCGTTCACTTCATCATTGCCGATATTCTTAATGTAGATACCGATTGAGAACGGCGTTGCACCATTTTCAATCTGTTCAACTTCATCTTTCGTCGTACCCATCAAGCCATTTCGAAGCGGCTCGACTTTCTTGTCGCCGAACAAAATGTAATCAGCTGTAGTGTTTAACGCAACAGCTAAGTAACCAGCGATCTTTGCCGAAACAATGCGCGTTCCAAGTTCATATTGGCAAAACTGCGTGCCTGACTTTTTGCCACACGCCTTTTGCAAATCCGAAATGTTCAATTCATTTTTGAAGCGCAAAAACGTAATCCGCCCACCCACCGTTTCAACATCTGCAAATTCTGAAACATCAATTTTCAACGCTTTAATCAGCCTGAAATACGCCGATTGGTTTTTGTCGTCTGGTCTAGCTCCCCCATAAATCCAGCCGTTAACCGTGTTTTTTGTCACGCCGCAAAACTCACCGACGATTGCTGACAACTCGAATTTTTTTAGCGCGGCACCAATTGCTGCACCTAATTTTTTGTAATCCATTTTCTTTCCTTTTTGCATAAAAAAAGCCCCGCAGTCTTTTGATTGCAGGGCTTTCGTAAAAAATTAAGGGGTGGTGTTACGTCATTGCATCGTAAAAATCACCCTCAATCGTATCGCTGTTTGTGTCGCGAGGATTAAGCAAGTCATCAACTGATCGAGTGGTTGCGCGGGGTAAAGGCGTTACATCTTTAATCTCTTCGGCTGTCTGAAATCCGATTGCAATTTCGGGGCAGGTTTGCCTAATAAAAAACGCTGCGGATCTATAACGAAGCATTAGCTCGGGCATCGTTTTCCACTTCGAGCCGCCCTTGGTCGCCCAGCCTTCAGCTTTCGCCATGGCAATTGTCACTAGCGTTCCACTGTGTTTTTCGCCTGTTTCTTTTTCAATTGCAGTTGCTCGACAGCCCCACGAATCCTGCCCCTCAACGCCCGTGAATTCGTACTTAATCGCGCTGAACGTCTGAGACTGGTTAAATGCCGCAATCAAAAACTGCGAACTCATCGATGGCTTGCCCTGGATAACCATGACGTTTTGCATCACCATCATTGGGTCGCATTTCATTCTGTGCGCCATGTTAAGCGCAAGCAAGCAGTTGGCTTTATTTCCTTTGTAAGCCGCTGGCACCAGGTCAGAATGCGCCAGGGCATTAGCTTTTCTGTCTGCAAGCTCGAATAAATCGCGCTCGTTTAAAACTATCATTTCGGTACTCATAACGCTTCTCCTGTTTGTTTTGCTATCCAATGTGGCGGCTCGAGCCGCTCGATTTTTTGTTCATAACCGTACCAGTCACCTGATTCAACGCATTCTTTGTAGATCGTCAACGCCAGGGCGTTTTGATTTCGTCCTATTTGCAACCATTCATCCGATAATTCGTAAAGAGCCACGGCGTAAGGCGCGGTCTTTTCAACGACTACAAATATAAACGCGCGAACCGGATGCCCCGCAGCCGCTAACACGTCCATGTACCACGCGGCTTGCTGGGCGTATCCCCATTTTGCAATTGAACGGTTGAAGTCACCCGCGTCCTCCGTTGTTTTCAAGTCGATAATTGCGGCACCGTCGCGTAAATAATCACATTTACACTTCACCGCCACGCCATCAATCTCACTAAAAACCGCTACCTCGGCGCGTCCATTAGACAGCAACGCGGCTGCAGGATGAGCGCGTACAGATTGAGCAATTTGCATCACTTGTTCGCCGTCGTCCTCGCTTAAAACTATTTTTCCACTTGCCGCCAGTTCAGCCCAAGCCAGCTTACCTTCCTTTGTTCGCTTGTCTATTCTTGGGGCTATGACATACCTATCATTAAACGCATCTGGTTCAAGCGTGGCGCAATGCACCGCCGAACCGATAAACATGGCAGGCGTTTCTTTTCGCGGTGCTTTTTTTTCGTACTGGTAATGTAGCGGGGTTTTTTTCAGTATCGTTTTGAGCGCGGAACAATTCACTGCTCCGTGTCCAAAATACTGTTCATCCGTAAACCCTTGCGGCTGAATTCCCGTTATCGCTGCGTCAGCAATAACCTTCAGCGCGTCATCAAATAAATTTCTGTCGTTGATGCTCATAAATCACCTTTTAATAAAACAATAGTCTTCCAATTCGTTTAGCTTTTGTTTTGGTTTTGTAACGCTTGCCCATCGAGATTTCGTTGAAAAAAACGTGTTTAGTTGTAATTCCACGCACGTTTAAGGATTTGATTTTTTTAGATAGCCGCAATGATTGTTGCCATGCCGCTTTGTCTTTCGCACCAACGGGCGCGGGTGGGGAGATTCTATATTTCTGCGTCCATGTAAATTGCTTTCGTCTTGCTAATTCCTTGCAGACTTCGGTTTTATTGATTGTTGCTCGATGCTGTAATATTTTTGCGGTAGATATTTGTGCAACAATCGGCTCGCTTCGTGCCTCGTAATACATAACCAGCGCAAGGCAAACCGACGCGCTAATCACATGACACCGCGACTTTGCATCATTGCGTAATGCAATTTATCGCGGTGACGCATTGCTTTTTGCTCTTTTCTCAGTTTTGCATCGTTATTCATGATGTCGAGCGTGATTACGATAAATGCGGCGACTAGCACCAACATTGCTTCGATAAACGGATACCAGTTTTGTAATTCGTACATGATTTTTTCCCCAAAAAAATGCCCTGTTTTAAGGCAGGGCGAGTGGTTGGCAGGAGAGCCGTGGGTAATTTGTTTACCAGTGTGGCGAATCACATCCATCACACGAACAGTCTCTTGGATGCGAAAATTCAGAGGGTTCGTCAGGGTCGCAGTCAGACAGCGTTATTTCGTCGTCGTCGTAATCGTCATCGCTTACGATTCTCATGATTTGTATGCGCTTTGTTTTTTAAATGACGTTGTTTTGACGTTTAAAAAAGCCAGGCAAAGCGCGTTGTCAAAACTTGAGTGTCTTTTCGGATAATAAGTGCCGTTTGCTGCTGTCACATGGCACGGTTTGCACCAACTGTCATGCCGCCCCGTTGCTTTTATTCGTACAAACAAATCAATCATTTTAATTACACCGCACTTTGTGCAGCGTTTCTCAGTAAGCACTTCAAATGCTTTTTTAATAGCCATAACGTCCTCCAAAAAACTGTGATAAACCGAATGATTCCGCCATAAATTCACTGGTTGATAATCGAGCAAGACCAATATCAACGCTCTTTTTGTGACTGATTTCATAACAAATAATGGCTTTTCGCGCTTTATGCAGTTGCACAAAGTACCGCTTTTTTTTGCGTGTTTTTATTGCTTGTGACATAATCGCCCCTGTTTTTTTAAAAATGTTTTCAGTAAATTGACCCGTTGGCGCGGGTTTTTTTATGCCTGTAAATTCGTAATTGAATAAATCAAGTTCCTTCATTTTGTCACCCTGTGGGCTGCTTCGTTTTCGCTGTTAATCATTTCAGTGAGCGAATAAATTTTCCCGTTTTTAATTAAGAATCCACCGATATTTACCTCCTGCACTTGGTAATAGCCTTTAAAAGCGACGCTTCTGTCATATCCAGCACTCACCGCGCCGCCGATTAAAAAGCCGATTAAAACGGCTAATAGTTTTGATTTGTCGCTAATCATTCCACTGCTCCCAATTCCCACATTGCCAACTTCGCCGATTTGTAGGCGTGTTGAATTTTGGCATCTGCAAAAGCGTCCTCCATTGCCTCTGCTGAATCATCTTTGCAAAACGTTTCAACGAAATGCGTGTGTTCGTTTTCAATCACATACTTCAAGACCCGCATTAAATGCGAATAAGTGTTTAGGTTCATGCTGTTGCCTCGTCATCATTGTTATCATTATTGTCATCGTTAGCCGCTTTTTCAGTCGCCAGTTTTTGTTCTGCAATGGCTATCAAATCAAGCCGTCGCTGTTTTTCAGTTGCTTCTTTTTCAAGTTTCGCTTTAATTTCCTCCTTATCTACACGCTCAATTTCTGCCAGTAAGCCGCGACACATTGCCGCAAGGTTTTTCTTTTTCGATTCTTCAACGCCCGATTTTGCGATTAGAGCGACGACTGTTGTTTTAGGTGATTCAAGACCTAGCAAAATACTTTCGGCTTGATGGCGGGTTAGTTTGCCGTCTATTTTCGCCCTTTCGACGATGGTTTTTAGATGCGCTTTGTCGTCGCCGCGTGATAACCACCAATGAATTTGTTTGTTTTGCAATGCTGCTTGATTGCATTCCCGTTCATAAACTGCCCGAAACGTCATTCGCGCCCCGATTTTGTCGCCGTCCTCGTAAAGCGGCGAGGCAGGTATCCATGCGGTCGCCATTTCGTCTGTCCACACCGCGCTTTCATGGTGACTTTTTGGCACAATCCCCCACGCTTCATCAGCCGTTGGGCGTTTATTGCCCGTTTCCAGCAAGCTGATAATGTCGGACGGTGAAGGGGCGAATTTGTTTGTTTTGCAATGCTGCTTGATTGCCGCAATAACAGATTCAATCGGGTAATCAATCATCAGCTCAAAAACAAAACTGACGGCACGTTCACTGGGAACGCTTTTGTTTGCAGCGATTTCATAGGCAAATAGCCACTCGTCTACAAACTGCTTAAAGTCGTTTGGTGTCATTGTTGTTTCCTGTGTTAATTGCGTAGGAGTCGATAGCATCATCAAATTCACGCGGTTTTAATGACGGAACGTATTGATATTCGCTCGATGGTTTAGCGGGTTGTTTAGCCGCGTTAGGTTTTGAGAAATTATTACGCGCCCAATTCCTAACGGATGCTTGCCAGCTTTTCATTGGGGCTTTGCCAACTATCCAGCCTTTGCTTTCGTAATAATCCAAGAAATGTTGAGCGTCGATTGAGAGAGCCGAATCAAGACAAAACGCGCTTAGTTCTTCAAACGTTGGTTTTTTGAATTTTGCGCCCGTGGCATTGTTACTATTCAGTATTTGTTGCTCTTTCAGTACTTGTTTAATATCAGTATTTACTTGTGGCGGTTTTTCCGTATTGGGCTTTTCCGTATTGGGTTTTTCCGTATTGGGCTTTTCCGTATTCGGCTTTTCCGTATTCGGCTTTTCCGTATTCGGCACAGAATCTAGCCTGTAGATTGGCGAGTTGCTTATTTCATAAAGCCAACCGCCTTTGCCAGATACTTTTCTAGTCGCATAACCCGCTTCAATAATTGCGCGTAAGCTGTTGTGAATTGCTTCGCGCCCTGATTTTTTTTGCACCTGTAAATGTGCTGTACTGACTTCCCAGTTGTCGGGTTTTGATAATAAAAACGTCAATAACCCAACATCACGCCAATCAAGCAAAGGGTCGTTAATTAGGTCGTTGCTAACGACCGTAAAATTTGAAACGTTTTGAATCCTAATAATTGCCATTCATGTTTAAACCTCACTTCGTTAAGTAATAATCGCGCTGTCCACTCTCGAAAGAATGGACAGGATGCTTACAACTTTTTAGCTTGATTAAGCCACTGCACAATCTTCTTGCGCCTATTTATCGCCAACTCGGTTTAACGCCCCGATCGTAATGTCAGTTGGTTCAAATCAATCCATTTATCCAAATTGTTAAAGAGCGTTGACCTTGCGGTCGGTTAAATCGTTTTACCTTTTGAAGCCATGACCAGTCGGTTTTTTAATTCGTCATGTTTGTCACCGCTTACCCATCGTCCCGAAAACAACTTGTGGATATATCCGTGCGGAATGTTGCTTTCCGAACAGAAACGATTGAGTGATGAACCTTGTTTCATGAACCCAATTCTTATTTGCATGAGTTCTTTTTTTAAGCGTTCATTTCGCCGTAATATTTGTTTTTGTTGCATTTATGACCTACTGGATTAAGATAAAAAAATAGGTTCTTGTTAGCTGATTTAGATAACGTGGCCACAGTTTAGTTCGTAATTACGAACGAATCAAGGAAATAATTCGATATGCTGAAAATAAATAATAGAATTAAAGATGTAAGAATTGCTAAGTATTTGAATCAAACAGAGTTTTCAGTATTGATTGGAGTGGCAAAAAGTACGCTTTCAGAGATTGAGAGCGGCAAAACCAAACCATCTACGGATGTTATTATCGGAATAACGAACACTTTTAACGATATAAACGTTGACTGGCTTCTCACAGGCAAAGGCGAAATGTTGCGCGATGAACGGCGGATCGATAACTCGTTGACAGTAGAAGAACTAATGCCGGTAGGCGAAAGAATAAGAATTGAGCGTGAGCGCGTTGGAAAAACACAAGCCGAAATTGCCAAAGAAATGGGGGTATCTCGCAAAACACAAATCGCGTATGAGGCAGGCACAACGGAACCGAAAGCAAGCTATGTAACAGGGCTTGAAAGGCTGGGGTTTGACTTTAATTACGTCGCCACAGGCAACAGAGAAGGAGCAGCAATGCAGCGCGTCATCAACAGTATGCCCGAAGAGATATACAACGCACTCGCAGACCTAATGCCAAACCAGCAGGCGGAAATACTTAACAAAATTCAAGAAATTCGAGCGGGTAACGCACAGATATATGACGTAATGCACCGACGACGCAACGAAAAGTAGTTTTTAGCACTTAAAAAGCCCACGTTACTAAATAGCGTGGGCTTTTTTTTGCCGCATAAGTTTAAAAATAAATCTACTTGGTAAGCACTGAAAGTGTAAAATAAGTTACATTTTAAAAAAAACAGCACAAAATGTCACTAATAGCAGACCTCACTATTGCAATTCAGTTGCACATATCAGACCAAACGCTTATCGATAAGATTGTGCGTAGTATTCAGCTCAGCATGGGCGGGCAAGCCGTCTATATTCCAAAACCCTCAAACAAAAAATTGCACGCTGCACGCAATCATCAAATCATTACCGCAATAAAAAACGGCAAAACACTTAACGAGCTGACGGGTATTTTTGGCTTGTCAAATTGTCAGATCAGACGAATCTCAGGCAAAAAACCCAAAAGCAAGTGGTCAGGTGGCGATGCGGACAATGATTGATTATCTATCGTCGTCAAGCTGGTTTACCGCGACGTGGGTTTTCCTGATCAGTGCCTGGGGCGGCACAGTCGGATACATCAAAAAAATAAGCGAGGGAAAGGCACGCGATTTTTCAATCAAAGAGCTGCTTGGTGAGATTGTGATTAGCAGTTTTGTCGGCGTAATTACTTATTTTCTGTGTGTCAGCGCGGGAATTGATGAAACATTAACCGCTGCAATCGTCGGGATGTCAGGTCACATGGGAAGTCGTGCGATTTATTTTATTGAGCTTTTTATCAAAGAAAAAACGGGCATGGATATGCACGAAAGCGAAACACGCGAAAAAAATGAACGAACTGGGGATATAAATGACAAATAGACTTGAACAATTAAAGCGTCACGAAGGCGAAAAGTTACGCGCTTATAAATGCACCGCAAATCACTGGACTATTGGTGTTGGCTATAACTTAGACGCAAACCCGCTCAATTTATCAGCGTTTGAAGTTAAGGAGTTTAAATCAAACGGTATCACGGTGTTAATTTCAAATCATTTAGCCCACTTAATGCTTGCTAAAGTCGAAGATAAATTATTAAAAGAAATCCCCTGGCTCGAAAAAATAGATGAGCCGCGTCAAACGGTTTTGATCAATATGGCTTACAACATGGGCGTTAATGGATTGCTGGCGTTTAAGCAAACGCTTGAAGCTGTGCGTATTGGAGACTTTGAATTAGCGGCTAGTAATATGCTGAACAGTAAATGGGCTAAACAAGTTCATGGGCGTGCTGACGAACTAGCAAGGCAAATGCAAACAGGTAAGTACGCTTAAAATGGCTAAAGCAACGCCTGAATTATGGGCGCAAGCAAAGGCTCTTTTTGAAGCGGGCAAGAGCTTTCGAGAAATAGATGAAGCCACAGGCATAAATTACAAATCAGTCGAGCGAGCGTCAAAGAAAGATGCGTGGCAAAAGGGTATTTTGTCACAACTGATTATAGACAAGGTGCGGATTGACGCGGAAATTGTCACACTTGAGCAAACGCAAAAAGACATTGTGACAAAAGAAGTTGCCGAAAGATTAAAACACATTGAATTTTTCACGAAAGCAAGCCTAAAAGTGTCGCAAATGGCGGTTAGATCATTAGGTGAGGGTTCAACGCCAATGGATTGCAAGGCGGCAATGGAGACTCTAAAAACGGGCATGGTGGTTAGTGGCGTTGTACCGTATTACAACACACCGACAACTTTCAACAATACGAACGCACTACAGTTAAATCACGACAGCGTGCGAGGTGAAATAATTAACCGTGTATTATCAATAAATGACTAACGATGAATGTGTTGCAATCGGTAGCGACTTCTTAGCGTTTACGCGCTATTGCAGCGAGCGCAACGGGCGAAAATTTTACGTCAATTGGCATCACAAAAAAATTGCAAATACCCTAATGAAAGTGGTGTCGGGCGAAATCAAGCGACTAATTATCAATATTCCACCGCGTCACTCTAAAAGTGAGATGGCGGCAGTGAGTTTCATTCCCTGGTGTTTGGGCTTATATCCGGACAGCGAATTCATTTATATTTCATATTCAAAGCGCGTGGCAGCTAAACACTCCTATTTAGCGCGGTCGCTGGTAAACAGCACGGGGTATCGTGAACTCTTTGGTGATGTGCAGCTAACAAACGATTCAAAAGCAAAAGACGAATGGCGAACAACGGGCGGAGGAATTGTTTACGCCTCGGGTTCTGACGGCACGATTACGGGTTACGGCGCGGGAAAAATGCGCGACGGGTTCGGCGGTGCCATTATTTTTGACGACCCGCACAAGGCTTCCGAAGCAGAAAGCGCATTGCAGCGCGAGAGCGTTTTAGAATTTTATCAATCAACAGTTGAGAGCCGCTGTAATTCGCCTCACACGCCGATTATCATTATCATGCAACGATTACATCACAACGACCTCAGCGGCTTTTTACTTGGCGGTGGCAGCGGTGATAAATGGCACCATCTTAAAATCCCAGCAATCAACGACGATGGCATAACGCCAATGTGGGAGTTCAAACACTCGATTGATGATTTAAACCGAATGCGAGCGGCGAATTCATATCATTTTAGCGGTCAATATCAACAAGAACCAACGCCCCGCGAAGGCTCAATTATTAAATCAGCATGGTTTAAACGGTACCGCGTCGCGCCAGTTGAAAAAACACGGGTGATCCAGTCATGGGATACTGCGTATAAAGACAAACAAATCAACGACCCGTCCGTTTGCACGACGTGGCTACAAGCAGGCTTGTTTTATTATCTGCTCGAATCCTTTGTTATTCGCGGTGACTACCCAACCGTTAAACGCGCCGTGCAGTCGAAATTTGAGCAATACAGACCGCAAGCCGTGTTAATCGAAGACAAAGCAAGCGGTCAATCCCTTATTCAAGAGCTGCGCTCAACAAACGTGCCTGTCATCGCAATAAATCCGGTCGGTGACAAGGTGACGCGACTCAATTCTGTTTCAACTATGCTTGAATCGGGTCAAGTGTTCCTGCCAGAAGTTGCGGCGTGGCTTGCGGATTACGAGCACGAACTCCTATCTTTCCCGTTGTCAGCACATGATGATCAAGTTGACAGCACAAGCCAAGCACTCGAATGGTTGCGCGGCAAATCAGTTGTATCACTCCCCCAGGTCGGCATCAAGAGAGCATATTAAATGAGCATCACCACACCAAAATCGATTTACACAGAGCAAGCCATTGATTACTTGATCAATCCATTGTTTAGCATGGCGGACACGGACGAAACACTCCGCAAGCTGGGCATCCACCGAAAAGAATTACGCGCACTTGAATCCGATGATGAAGTTTATGCGGCAATTGAAACGCGCAGAGAGGCGTTAGTCGCCACGTCGTGGCGACTTGAAAAGGGAATGCCGAAGCAGAATAAGTTTTTAGCGAGCGAGGTTAAAAAAATACTTCAATCGGTTTTGCGTGGCTCGTTTAACGCGGTTTTGTATGGTTATAGCGTACAAGAGGCGGTTTATTTTCAACGCGATGACGGGCGCGTTTGTATTGGCTCGGTAAGTGAAAAGCCGTTTGAATGGTTCGAGCCAAAAAATGACGGTCGCCTCATTTATCGCTCGGTACTTAACCCAATGGGCGAAGACGTAGATCAGACACTAAAATTCTTTCTGACTGTGCGAAATGAAACTTATCGCCAACCTTACGGCGAGGCGTTGTTGTCGAGGTTATACTGGGCGTGGCTATTTAGAGTGAACGGCTGGAAATTTTGGGCGAAAAATCTTGAGCGTGCAGGAACGCCATTCTTAAAAGGCACTGCGCCGGATTATATGTTACCTGACGGCACGCCTGCCGTTGACAAACTAGCATCAATCTTAAACTCAGCCGTGCAAAACGCGACACTCGCACTGCCCGAAGGCTGGACAGCTGAATTCATGTCGGCACAACAAACAGGCGCAACATTCGAACAGTTTGAATCGGCTGTTATTAAACGCATTCAGAAGTTGATACTGGGTCAAACATTGACTAGCGATGTAGGTTCTAGCGGGTCTTTTGCGGCGGCAAAGGTACACGCTGGGGTGCTTGACGACAGAAAGCGTGCTGACATTCGCCTGGTTTCAAAAACGGTTCAGAAAATCATTGACGCGCTGCATTTTGTAAACCAATTTGCTGGCGACCCACCTTTATTTATCATGGAAGACGATACTGGGCTCGAGCTTGATCGTTCCGACCGCGATTCAAAGTTGGTAAGTGCAGGAATATTAAAGCTAACGCCAGAGTATTTGTTGCGCGTTTATGATTATGTCGGTGGCGATTTTGAAATCCCCGCACCGGCAACAACTGTTGCACCAACACCAGTGCTAACTGATACGGTCAACACAACAAAGTTTGCAGCATCCGCCAATCTACCCACCTTTTCGCCGAAGCAGCAGGTAATCGAATCGTTAGCCGATAATGTTTTGGAAAATCTAAAAAGTCCGATTGCTGACGCGGATATTTTTAACGCGGTTAAGGCGGCACGGGATTACGAGGACCTATCAGACAGATTGGCTGTGCTTTTCGATGAAACAGACACGTCCGCATTTCGCGAAACATTAGAGAGAGC